CCAGCGACTTGGTAAAAGATACGACTACGGTTCTTCAGAGATAAGCTATTGCGGTTATGGGTGAGAATTGGAATCTTGTATTCTTTGGGTAACCCGTCCATATACCCACCGAGTGTGCCTCGAAACATATCTCTGTTTTCTTCGGTGTCCGTAACGAGGGTGCCGTTCAAGCCGTTATGGATGTAGTGCCAATACAAGTCGAGGGCAAGAGAGATGGTTGTAATTCCTAGCTGCCGACCCTTGAGAATGACATAGAAGTGAATCCCTTGTTTGAGTCCCTTGTCAATCTCATTCATCACATAAGTCTGGGTGCCAAGCAAGTTATCCATCTTGCGCAGCCCTTGTTCTTTGGTTTCAATCTTGAGTTGATTACAGAATTTGTAAAAGTTAGGTAAATCAAATCCGCTCATGTTTTTTTCTTCTGTTTGGTTCAAAATTATCTAAATTCCAATTAGCCGCCATTAAACAACTCTTACGATCTTTGGCACACTTCACTAAGTCTTGCACCATCAACTCCGAATACTCTGCTTTCCAACGCTGATATAGTGCCTTCTTATCTTCTTTTGACTCACAGTGCAATACATTTAACATCTCGGTCTTGAGGATGCTACGGCTTGCTAATAACTGTTCTTCCCAAACCTTCTCAATGCCCTCTGGCTTAATGTAACCCACTACCAGACTCTAACTCTCTCAACACCCCTTGCAAGCGCACAATCTCGTTATGAGAGGCGGTAATTATCTTGGCACTCTCAGCTTGTACTCGCATCAACTCATTGAACAGTTCACTTTTCGTCATGTTCCACACCCGCTCAATGTACGCTTTCTTCAAGTCATCTGGGGCAGTACCTAAGTTTTCAAGGATAGGATCTACTCGGTTCTCCATACTCTCACCCCCGTAGCTTCTGACCTAGCAATATAACGCTTGGCATGTAGTTTTAACATACGATAATTTAAGTTGCAAATAAGACCTAACTTACCATTCTCCACAAAAAAAGAATCACCTATTTCCATTTCTAAATATGGATATTTGTTTTTGTTCCTCTCTTTTGGTAATCCTACATTCTTTTCAATAACAATATCTGACATACATATTCCTTATTCAATATAACCAGTTATTAATATACACTATATTTTATAGTTTATTTCTACTATATCGAAAAACACGTATTTTTTTTGGGGGGAACTTGGTATGGGGCTCCCACCAGTGCAACCTGGTGCCCATCTGGAAAACCGAACTACTACTCGTGCTTGGTATATTCATACTATCCCATATACCCATATCATAGTACATATATACTATATAATTATATATATGTATAGTAGTATCATATCATATACCCCATATAATATATACTATATTTACCAGAGTGCGAGTGGTGGACATATATCAAATCTTTACCCAAAACTATACTACCTACATATATATATATAGGTTAAATACTACTACCTATATTTAGTATATAAAATATGTATATATGTTATATAAATATATGTACAAAAGTATTACTTTTGATTTACAATCGAGTAGTACACATGTACATATAACTAACTAACATTAAGGAATTTTCTATTATGAGTAGATTTAACAATACCCCAGTAGTGAGAGAAAGACTGTTTAGACAAGCTAAGTATTATCGTAAAACAGTGATTAGAGACAATTTAAACCCTTTAAATGGTTTGTTCCCTCGTCAAGATTATGTAAAGCACTATGTAAACAATTTGGCTTCATGGCATGTAATGAAGGCAAAGTATAGGTGTTTTGGTATTGCTTTAAACAATGCTTTAAAGAGCAATAATATTTATGATGCTTTATACACTTTAAATGCGACAGAACATGATTTATTTGTTAGAACCAATATGATTGACTGGCTAGAAGAAAATTTTAGGGACAGTGTTTTTAATTGTAATGACTGTGATAAGTATTTTTTACATGATGACGACTATCACAATGTTGGTGATGATTATGGGGTTTGTAATTGTTGTGTACGCAGTTATAGGTGGTCTGAGAGAAATGGGTACTATGTAGACAGAGACAGAGACAGTGATAATGATGACGAGGATAACAGCGACTTAATCAGGTCTTATCATGGTTCCCTAGAAGATTTAGAGCATATCCCCAGTGCTTACGATAAACGAAAAATTCTCTTAGGTATAGAGCTTGAAATGGAGATTGATGGGGATAACCTAAGAGATAAGGCAGAGGATATTTTAAATAATATTACCGACTACTGGAGAGATGGTAAGAGATATACCTATTGCTTACTGGAAAATGATAGAAGTTTAGATTATGGTTTTGAGATGGTCACTTCATGGACTGGTCTTGATGTACATGCAGAACAGTTAAAGTATTTCAATCAGAAATTTAGAAATATGCGTAGTCATAACACAAATACTTGTGGATTACATGTGCATATTGATAAAGGAGAGATGACTACTCTCCATGCCAGTAAGTTAATTTTGTTTATCAATGATACAAATAACTTACATTTAATTAAAACAATTGCTAGAAGGGACAATGCCAGTTACGCAAAGTTTAGTGATAAGAAAACAAATAAGAACTGGTTAAAGCACTCTCTTGCCTCAAGCAAAGTAAAAGAAAGACAATTAAGACATTTAAATACTGATAGATATGAGGCTTTGAATTTTCAGAATGAGAGAACAATTGAATTTAGATTGTTTAAAGGTTCTTTAGTTTATTCAACCATCATGGCATGTCTTGAGTTTACTTATGCTTCTTACTTCTTTACTAAAGATGCCAGTATCAACAATTTAACTACTCATAAATTTTTAGAATTTATTTGTTTTGATGACAATAAAAGTGATACAAAATTTTTAAGAGAGTATTTAGTTAAAAAGGGTTTTACTTTACCAACAAAACCTAATAAGACTATTGCCAGTATCAATACTTCTATGCTTGTAACTTTTGAATAATCCGTCAACTAACATAAGGAAAATTAAATAATATGTGTTTACTAATAACTAAACTAAATAACTCCCCAGTACTCGCCGAGCATTGGATTGAAGATTTTTATGAATATAACAGTGATGGTATCGGCATTATGTTTGCCGAGAACAATGAGCTTGTTATTAAAAAGATTTTGCCCAAAACTGAAATAGAAGCAATTGCGTTTTATCAAGAGTATGTAAAGGGTAAAACTTGTGCAATCCATTTTAGGATGCGTACTCATGGCAACATTGATTTAAACAATTGTCATCCTTATCAGGTCTTGAATAAAAAAGAGCATGGCATTGACTTGGCATTAATGCACAATGGCATTTTAGGTACTGGCAATGCTAAAGATTTAAAGATGTCTGATACATGGCATTACATTGAAGATTATTTAAAACCTATGCTATCTAAAAACCCTAATTTTGCCTTTACAGGAGCTTTTAAAGAATTGATAAGTAAACATATTGGTAGTGGTAATAAATTTGTACTAATGGACAATTTAGGCAGAATGACGACTATAAACGATACCAGTGGATATTACTGGGGTGGTTTATGGTTATCGAATACTTATGCTTGGTCAGCACCGACAAAAATAAGTGATACATTCGTTAAAAATCATAAGCAGTGGAAAAAAGAGGCTAAGAGTGCAATTGAGAAATACCATTACAAGAGTTTTAAGTATGGTAATTCATGGCAATATGATGATTATGACTGGAAGGGTTATAACTACAATGGTAAAACCACTAAAGCAGATTTGACAGAAATTGCTTTGAATGATGCCGAGAATTGTATTCAAGACTTGATGTATTTAGGTTTTGATGAACTGGAAGCACTATCAATTGATGATTTAGAAAACTTTTTAGCAGTCAATCAATTGCAAGATGTATATAATTTATATGACAAGTTATACAATGAAGATATTACTTGCAATCAATTTATGGATTACATTTACAATCCATCAAGATACAAGTATGGCAATGTTAATAAATTATCGACAATTACCAGTAAGGAAAAATCACAATGAACCATGATAAACCCACTAAAGATGACATTGTATGTGCTTTATTGCTTGTACTGGGATTACTCTTACTGGCAATAATCTAAACCACTGTAAAACCCTTTATAACCCTTAGAAATAAGGGTTTTTTTTCGTCTTAAACAATTGAAAAACAAGCATAAATCCATTAAAAACCAACAAAATCAGGGCAAAAATGAGCAATTTTGAGGTAATTTGACCAGGTGATTAAAGCTCTATTAGGGAAGGGATTTTTATCGCGCGCGCCTGTGTGTTAAGTGGTTTACCAAAAAAGGAACTTTTACCAGAAGTTGATCCATAGGGGGTCAAGGCATGGTAGTTGTCCTTAGTGGTCGGCAAAAAACCCCATTGGTAAACCCCAAGAACCCCAAAGACCCGTTGTTACTACTATATTATATATAGATATCTATATACTTATATTATAACTTGTTATAATATAATTGTGTATGTATATGTTTTTGTGTGAGGTA